AAACAATGACCCACACGGGATAGTTGTGAATTATGTGAAATTATAAAAACACTTGTATTCTAGAATAGGTGTGCTATAATTAGGGTACAAAGAAGGAGGTAACAAATAACATGACTAAAGAAAACTATAAAGAGTGTATTCAAAACGCATATGATAGTGTTTTGAAAGAGATTAATGGATTACATGAATTACCAAATCTATTAAAATCTTTATCTAATTATAATATTGATTGTATTGAAACAATTGAAGATATCTATAATGATAAAGACGTAGATTTTGAGGGTTATATTGAATTGAATGAGTTGATTACTTACAACCTTAGAGAAGTTTGTAGGATTGTAAAGAAAGGGTGATAAATAATGTTATTAGTTGATGCGCCTATAAGTTTTGAATTTTATTTTACATTTGATAATTTAATTGTGGTACATTCTATAGATTATAATATTGTTCAAGATGTATATAACAAGTATTATGAAAAGTATGGTGATAAACATACATATTATTTGTACACAGTAGCTAAATATGATTTTAAAAAATAAAGAGTGATAATTAATATCACTCTTTTAATATTTACTAAGAATATAGCTTAATAATCGTTTTGTTTCTTGGTTGTTATAATATACGCAGCCATCACGATATGATCGTATTAACATGTTTAGCCGTTGGTCCTTACGCCATAGTTTCGCGATCATCATATTTTCGCGGTTGTTACTGCCAATGGAATAACAATATCCGTATTCCTTGTTTATCTGTTGGTTGATATATACATAACCCGTGTTCATATCAATCCATACACCATAATAGATATCATCATAGTATAGTGTACATAAATAATCGCATACTTTTGTTTTCTTTTTGATAAAGTCATTCGTATCATATGCAAACTTACCAGCGTTATATTCACCGTATGTCGTTCCCGATATTAATTTATGGAATTTGGATTTTTCTTGATTTCCTTTTTTATATTCATTTTGACATATTTGTACAACAATTTGCTCGACTGATTCACTACCTTTAAATGTATTAAATTCTTTGCTTGGGTCGGGTGTAATACCAAAATAACTAAAATAAGGGTTAACGATACTTGCGTTGTTAGCTAATAAATACACATGACCCTCACGTTGTCTAAATATAGAATCAATAATATTTAATAATATTTCTACTTCATTCGGGATGTATGCGTTAAAGCCTGCCTTTTCCGGTATAAACTCGTCAACAATAATTGTATCGATATCTACATAACTCGTTGATTTTAAACTTGCGAATGCTGTTAAAGATGTCGCGTATCCCATTTCACAACCGTTTATATAAAAGGTGGTAAAATTGCTACCACCTGTAATTTTAAACTCATCATCTTTAAAATTTTCAAATTGATCGTTTAAAAATGTTTTTATCTTTTTAAGGTCCGTTTTGTATCTTCTCAAATAAAGGAATTGTTTTCCTTTTTTCTTGTATCGACTGATACAGTCTTTTTTAAATCCATATGTTTTACCGATACCACGACCGCCAATGATGAAATTTAAAAATTTGTTGTATGACTTTATATTAGTTGGGCTGTACCAATCTACTGATTGTGTCATTTAAACACTCCATACGGTAAGTAATTAATACCCTTTGAATTTAATTCACCGCCTGCCATCCAACGCCTTGAGCCACTTGAACCAATCCAACTAATCCACACGAACCCATCACGCTTAACATAACCGTCATATCGTACACTCATACCATTTGTATAATATAAACCTGTATCATTACCCTTTTGACTCGGGGCTTCTCTAATTTTAATTGTGCAATTTGGATAGAAAGTACCATATTCCTTAATAAAATCTTTTGGAATTTCGTTTAAAACTTTTTCACTTTTTTCATCACTTAAAATCATAGCTTTAGGCATAAAAGCGGTATCGAATGTAGCTGAATATGGAAGTGTAACAATATTAACCAAACCGTTCTTATCTCCTTGGTTCGCACCTAAAAAGCGACCGCATACACCGTTAATATCACTATCGAAAATGGCAACATGACTTAAAGGTGTGATGTTTGGCACTTCCTTGAAAACAACAATTGCACCCGGTTGTAAATCTGTAATTTCAAGGCAATTATATGCCATTCCATTTGTTTTTCGGTCCAACCAAATATCTTTAGCATATCCGCTAGATGTGCAATTAGCACCCTTAAATCCATTTTTTTCACACCAGTCAAAATACAAATCCCAGCACTGAGAACCGTAAGCGCCGTCACGGTCTACATATGTACCTAATACTTTTCGCCTATAATCATAATATTTGTTAACATTAATATTCATATTTTACCTCCTAAAAAATATTAAAAAATAATCCATATTCTTGTAATTCCGCGTATAATTCGTTTTCAATGGTAATAACTGCACGCCTTGAGCCTTGTAATACTTCCGCTAGTGTTTGGATACCGATATTACCTTTACGCTTAAAGCTATATTCTTCATGTCCTGTTGTGTCATTGGCGCTTTTTGGTTTTGTGATTGTTTTAGCAATATTATTTACATAGTCGTTTGTTTCAATGTCCACACGTCCCTCCGGAGTTACAGACTGTAAAGCAATACTCGTATCTTCTCCACTTGCTTGAGTGTTACCTCGACTATCACGCGTGTAAGTTTCTGTATAGTTTGTGTTTGCTGTTGGGTCGTCTTGATCTTGAAATGGGATTGTTTTAAATAAAGTAAAATATCTATCCATATTGATTTCAAACCAGTGTTGGAGCTCAAATTTCCAATATGCATAAGTTTCTTGACCAATCTCGTCAAACCAAAAATGCTTTAAAATACCGGTTTCAAAAGCTTTTCTTTTTTCAGCATCATCATAAAACGCATAATTAAAATCGAAAATCTTTTTTCGTGCGATCTCTAAAACTTCCATGTCGCTTAATTCATATTGAGCGTCAATTAACTCTGTGAATGCTAGGTTGTGACATACACCACAAATTGTTTCTGTATTTTCGGCAAGTACCGGACTTTGTAAAGTCAACAAATAATTAGGTACTTTTAATTTTTTAAACATGTTAATCACCTTCTTTTTTAATTGTTAGATCATCTTTAAAATCCGTAAGGCTTGTATTACCGTCTAATTCAATTAATTTTAAGATTTCCTCAAAGTCCTCGTAAGGTGCAAACTCAACACTTGCGTTTAAATTAAATTTCTTATTTAATTCGTCAATCGCTTTTTTACGTTCGCTTAGCCAAATATTACGAGATGCAATAACCTGTTGATTGTTAGCATTTACCTCATCCGCAACTAACCTTTCTTTTTTGTCCATGTTGGCATTTTCAATGCCTAATAGAGTCATGCATTCGCGTAAAATCGCTTGTTTCATACCGTGTAACTCGTCCGCAATAAAAGGTGCATTTGTTTGTAGTACGTTAACATCTTCCGTTCTAAATCCTTTTGAAGTAAAGATCGTTTGAACCCCCTGTAAAATCTTCTTCATAAACACTTTGAATTGCTGTAACATACGTTTATCACCTGTAATAATGTACGGTGTCCATTGCATAGTTAAGTTTTGATCCATAGTTCTACTTGTTAGGGCTAGTTTCTTAGCGAAAAAATTTAAGTATGGGAAGATACCCATATATAAAGGACTGTTCTTCATAACCACACACTCATTACTTGATAAATTCTTTTTAACAAGTGGGCTTGTTGATACTGTATGATATTCGGTTGGCATTTGGTAGTGGTTTAACTTACCGCCTAGTGTGATTTCACTACAAATTAATCCTAGTCTATCATCTTCATAAAAACCAATGTAACCACGTGTTTGTAAAACATATTCTAAATAGAATGTATTAATGGACTCCGGCAAACCTTTATATTTAAACATGTTTAAACTCAACATTTGTAAATATGTGTAATAAATAAAGTCAGCTTCTCCATTATTCATTGTAGCAACGTCAACAGCGTTTCTACAATAATCTGTGAACGAACTTGTATCATTCAATAAATCCATTTTTAATCATCTCCTTTTAATTATATGTTAAATAAAAAAGGTTGAACCGTCAACCTTTTCTATTAATGTACTTTCTTTTCTTTATAGTTTCCGTATTTATCACACTGTGTATACGAGTATCTTTCACCATTGTTTTGAGAATAGTCACCAACATTTTTATTGTGCCATAGTGTAATACCATTATTAAATACACGTTTGATTTTTTCTAGGTCGCTAGGGTCGATATTCGTACCTTTAATATTACATTTTACGGTTTGGATGTAGTTCCATGACACTTTAGATCGTAAGTTAGGATAGTCAATTGTATTAGTGGCATAACCTCGCATGTTCCATATTTTTTCTAGTTTCTGTTTATATTCGTCTGTTGGTCTATAAACATATAATACGAATGTGTTTAAATCTAGTGCTATTTGTCGCATTAAATCATTAGAACCGGTCACAATACTGTCAGCCGTTGCCTGTGCGTCATGGATACGAGCGTTGTAGCTATCCATAGCATTTTGTATATTTGTTTGATTTTGGTACTGTGTTGTTAACTGTCTCAATTGGTTGCCAATTGCTGTAGATTGACTGTTAGCACTAGCCTGTGCATTTGCATTTGCAAGTGCGTTTGCGTTTTGCATGTTGGTTTGTTTAGTATTGATTTGGTTTTGCATAGCTGTTTGCCCAATGCCTAAACCAGCTCCCACTAAACTACCTACCGCACCACCAATATTACCGGTTAATGCACTGGCAATACCACCACTTAAACCGCCTATAGCACTTATACTAGCGTTTATCATGTTCGATTTGTTATGTAAATCGTTTAAATTACTCGCTAAATTTGCGTTACGTGCGGTAACACTTAAATTTAAGTTATTTTGTAAGCTTGTTTGTGCGCTTAACGCATTACCGGTTGCGCTGGCTATAGCTGAATTTGTTTCGTTTGATCTTCTAATATTGGATAATCCTACGTTCATAGAGTTACGTGAGGATTGTAACATTAACGCGGTTGTATCACTAATAATAGGTAAGCTTGTCTCATATTGCGATTCAAAAGAATTTTCCAAGTTTATTAAGTTTGAATATAAATTATTCGACTTAGTAACCTTATAATTCAATGGCATTATATCTATCTTCGCACTGTTTGGTGAGCCTACACAAATAAATTGCGCATTTTTCATATCTTGCCATAATTCATTTTTAAAAGCTTTTGTCGTCCCATTATTGTCACTAATTAATAAATAACTGTATGGGTACGTGTATAATTTTGTATACTGAGTGAAACCAATAAAAGCTGGTATATCATATACACGTGTTTTTGGATATGCGCTTAAATCATTTTCAATCATTGAGTTCATTGGTTTTGCTTTATATGTTAATATTTGATAATCGCCTTGTTGTTCACCACTAAAGCAATCTCGTTTAATGACAACTTGACCACCCTCAACAACTAAACCGGGTATAGAATTAGTGACAACAATAGATACACATTTACCTACTAATTTCTCATTTTTTCTAATGGCGTCTAATACTTTTGAAAGTCCGCTGATTGTTACAGTTTGACCGCTAACACTTCCAATTTTTAGTGTAGTTATATCTGCTCCAATGTCTCTGTTAAAAGGCAATATATAATAATTGATTTGTGATGGTGTTCCTAATTGTGGATTTGTAAAACTATCTTTTCCGGACATGTCGCAAGTCATACCAATAACAGCGAAACTAATACTTTGAGTAATGTCTATTAGATATTGTTTGTCACTAACTAAATCCGTTCCAATCTCTAAATTCTCCGGCTGTGTGTTAATACAAGGTCGTTGCACGCCATCGCCGGTATCATAATATTGTGGCCTATGTTCATATGCGATGTATGATTCCATAAAGTTACTTTCAATTTCAAAACGCCATGTTTGTATTACATCTGTTTCAAAACTAATACTAGTGGCGTTGTCATTTAAGTAACCTAAACTTGTAATGAAACAATAAATCCATTTTGCTTTATTACCGGTATTACCGTTTTGATAAATCAAATAATTGTATAAACGTAGATCATCATAAACACCCGGAACGACTACTGTCCCATCTTTTCTTTGATACGTGTAATTTTCAAAAACAATATGATCATAGTTATCAATAAAAAAATTAAATTGTTTTTCGGGTGTATCGAATGCACCCCAAAAAGTGTTATTCATTGCATCAATCTCTAAACCTTTTAATAAGTAAATTTTACTTTGTGGTGTAAATTGACTATTAACGACTCCTATACTCATCTTAATCAACTCCTTTTATTTTATATTAGTAAAAAATAGTTGAATGTTCAACTATTTTATTTGTCTTTTATGTAGTCATATATCTCACGCGCTTTCGTGCCACGTTGTGGTTGGTTCGGGTCGGCGGGTCTTTCATAATTCGCTAAAAATTCTATAGCTAGTGTGTACGGGTCAGCAGTTGATTTTGAAAAGCTTGCAAAACTTTCGGGATAGGTTGCTGTAGCAATCCATTGTTGATTGTTTTCCATTTCCCATTGAATTCGCTCACACTCACCAACTCCAAACTTTGATACATCCGGGTAATATCCTTTTTCTTTTAGCCAGTCAATTATTTTCGTCCACGGCGTCCATTGTACTAAGCCATAACCACGACTAGCTACCGGTTGAGCAAAAGGTACATCACCCTCCCACCTATTCGGGTTGACTGTACTTTCAAAATAGGAGTTACCTAATATACCAGCAACCGCATTTGCGGTCCAACCTTTAGCCTTGAAAAACTGCCAAAATGCTAACCAATTTTGTTTGGACTCATCTTCTGTAAGTGGTCGCGTGTTATTAATATCACCGGGAATAAACCACTCACTCGTTGGAGTTGGTGGTTCGGGTTTGATCTCTTCTTTTGTTTTATAAAAACCTAAATCAATACCTAGACCATCTAACATAAAATAATGTTTAGTGTATTTGTATGAGGGTTCGGGTGTTGGAGGTTGCCCACCCTCAAACGTTTTCCACGCTTGACCGTATCCATTCACAATATTTGTATCATTCACATAAAATACATTATTCGGTAACTCTGAACCACTTAACGCGTAGCATTGATTTCCATATCTACATGTAACACCATAGTAAACAAGACCAGCGTTTTGTGTAAAAGTTTGGTCGATATGACAGTGGTCACCCGTAGCCATTCCAGCCGTACCAGTATGGTAAATTAGATCACCTTGTTTATATTGTGTAGCGGTTGGTGGGTTAGGGTCATGTGTAAATGACACAGTTACATAGCTTAAACCGTTCGGAGTCCATACGGGATTATCTGAACTGTAGGCACGCGTATTACCTTGATTATCACTATAGCATAAATGACAGCTAAATGGCGCATACACGGGTACGCGAACCTGTCCACTAACTGCATTATCAAATGGATGTCCACAACAGTGTGACACGGCGGTAGGACTTGACCATTGTGTGATATTCATTGTTTCCATAGGAAAAAGGCAAACCTCATGCCCATCATGTACTAATTTTTGACCGGCTTTCATAAGTTCAACTCCTCTTCTAATATTGTTAACTCTTGTAGTTTCTGTTTACAGATATTATAACGTTCATAATCTACATCCTTTAAAATGTGCATTGCGTGCATGTAAAACTCAATATAAAAATAAACGCTTAAACTTTCTGGTAAACTGTATGGAATATCTTCCGGTTTTTTCATCTTATAGATACTTGATAATTCACATTCTTTTTTATCCATAATTAATACCTCCTACTATATAATAAAATAAAACTAGCTTATGAGCTAGTTTTTTCTAAAATAAGAGTGATACACGCTTCAACATAACATTGCCCTGTAACAGGTGTATCTGTTTTAAGCTTAGCGAAATATGGTAAATATTTCATAGCTAATTGAGTTGTCGCCTTTTGTGATTCATCTTTTGTTGTTGTAACAGTCACAGTATCCAAAATTAAATAAACATAATCTATTAATTCTCTTGTGGTTGGGTCTGTGTTTGGTTGTGTTAATTTACACATGTTATTATTTAATAATGATCTCTTAACTGTATATCCTTCCAAATCTAAACCTCTAACAAAAGCAGTGTTAGTATAATAAGGTGCATTTGGTAAATAGCTAAAATTATATTTAAAATAATAATCTAATTTTTTAATATTTTTATCTTTGCTTTCAGTTAAAACATAATAGTCACCGCCTTCAGCTTTAACAAATGACACATTATTTTCAACAGTTGGTGTGGGTTCTGTGGTCCAAGGGAATATATTTTCGCTTGTATCACTATATTTTTGTTGTATTTCAACGATATTAACTGTGCCCATTCCAACATTAATAATAGGCTTAGTGTCAATTTGATTGTTCTCAAGCCATAAACTACATTCATTTTTCGCATTAAAAATTGCATTCACTTTTAATGTTGAATATTTAATATTAACAGTTGGCAACACCGTGTTATTTGTGCTATACACATTGACTAAATATTTATTATTGTTTGAAATATCACAATTATTAAATGTTATTTGTTGTTTCTCCACACTACTTATATTCGGTAGAATAAAGGTGTTTGCATTATCATAACTATTAATATAACAATTATTAAATTCAAAATTATCAAGCGAACCGAATAATTCAATTATTCCATCCGGTTCAAATTTTGAGAAAGTACAATTATTAAATATAAATTTACCACCAATATATCCAGCGATAATAAAAGTTCTTTGTTTATAGACATTATCATAATAAAATAATGTTTTATTAATACTATAAACTCTACCATTGAATTCATTAGTGGCGCTAATAAGTTGTGTATTTTGCAATTTACATCCATCTAATAATAAATGTTCTAGCGTGTTAGTTTCAGGTGAGATATTATTAAATAAATAAATAATACCAACAAAATTACAATACTTAAATTGAGATGAAAAAAAGTTTTCAGTTAGCGGTAAATCACTTTTTACATCACGCTCAAATGCAATATTACTAAACACACAATTTTTTATTTGTTTTGTAAACGTGTTGTTGTCTAATATAATCGTGCTATTAATACCTATTATATTTGTATTACTAATATTCGTTAAAGTATTACTAATTAAATACGTTTTTGTACTCAATAAAATATATTTATGGTTTGCGTTTGCACTACCAAAACATTCAGTAAAAGCCCTACTATCATCCGTAACACCATCCCCTACAGCTCCGAAATTTTCGGGTAATAAGAAAGGGAAATCATTATTTTTTGTTACTTCTTGCCATAATGTCGTTTTAAATGTATCTAAATTTGTATTAACTAAATACTCAACCGTTGTGTTTAATGTCGGTTGTAGTTCAGTCCATTTTTCATCAAACTTAGTGTTTGTTGTTGTTTGAGCCAACTCAATAACTTGAGGTTTTAACTCTTCCCATTTTTCATTGAATGTCGTTGTAGTTTGTGTTTTAGCTAGGTCATTAACTGTTTCTGTTAATGTGGGTTGTAACGCTTCCCATTTTTCATCAAATTTATTGCTTGTTGTTGTCTGTGCTAACTCAATGAGTTGTGGTCGTAGTTCTTCCCATTTTTCATCAAACTTAGTGTTTGTAGTTGTTTGTGCTAGATCAATAACAGTAGGTTTTAATTCTTCCCATGATCTGTTAAATTGCGCAATTGTTGTATCTGTTGATAATTGTATGATCGTAGGTTTTAATTTTTCCCATTCCTCATTAAATTTATTAGTTGTTGTTTCCTCAACTAGTGTGATAACTTGCGGTTTTAAAATATTCCATTGTTTTTTAAATTCGGCGTCTGTTGTATCCTGTGCCAGTTTAATAACAACCGGTTTTAAGTCTTCCCATGCCTTATTGAATGTTTCAATTGTTAAATTTGTAACAAGATCAATAACTTGTGGTTTTAGAATTGACCATTTATAGTCAAATTCCTCGTCTGTCCACTCTTTCGTGGCTTGTTCCAATAAAGGTACTACTGTATTCCATGCCTCAATTGTTTCATTCATAGCCGTTACTAAGGTATAAACATATCCCTGTAAATAGTTTAAACATTGGTAAACATTCATACCCGTATTAAATGCGCTCACATATTGCTGAGCTAAATTTTTACCACTTAACTTTAAAGGCTCGAACTCCGGTAAAAAATTATTGATCTCAAATTCTTCATGTAACTCTGAACCGGAAATACTTTCGCTTTCGCTAGTAGATGTTTCACTTGAATTTAATATATTTTGTTTTATTTTATCAAAATCCATACTATTCACCCTCTTTATATCCGATTAGTGCTTTTAGTTTTTCCGGTAAGATGTCACTATTGATTTTAGAAATATTTTCGATAATACTAACCACCTCTGTAATAATTGCATATGTACAAATCACCGGTACTAAATCAACTCCAAACGGTAAAGTTAAATAAGTTTCCGCATAGTTAATAGCAATGCCTAAAGTATAACAAAAGATAAAACCAACCTTTTTAAAAAGTCCATCTCTTAATTTGTTAGACTTGATTTGTTCACCTTCTCGTAAAGCACCAACGATACCTGTTACCAAATCCAAACCATTAAAAACTAATGCCACTAAAATAATTTTCATTTTAATCACCTCTTTCATTTTCTATAATATAAAAAAATAGTTGAATGTTCAACTATTTTTTAACTGCCTATTTTTCCTTGACCTAACCATTTTCCATTTTTACGGATTCGGCTCGTACCTTGGTTTTCTTTTCCTACTTTATCATAACTATATTTTGCGATGTCCTTCCATGAGTTTGATTTTCGTATCTTTAAAAATCCACTATCTTTATTCAATGATTTTAATACACCGCTTTTACGAATACCCCACGGTCTAAAGTCGGGAATAACCTGCTGAATACTGTAAATATTCGAGTGTGGAAAAGTAACATCCTCACCTTGTAACTCAATTTTAACATGTGTTGTATCATTTGATAATTGAATAAATTTACTCCATTGGCTCGCTCTTGCCGTACCGTCCCAACCTTGACAATAGTTTAATGGCATTTGACCAGTATGTGTAAATATCTTTTCTCTTAATAATTGTGTCCATGAGGCTTGATTGTCTGTTGACTTAGATACAATAATAAAATAGTTATACGGTGTAGAAGTATCACCAACATAATACCCATCCGCCACATACTGCTGAGCGTCTGTTATAGCATACCCTACTAAATCTAAAATAAACGTTACACCATAATTTCCATTATCTGTAAAGTTAATTCCTTTACCGTATCCGGACGCATGCGCTGTTGCTAAAGGTGCTCCAAAAGGTCCTGTATTATCCGGTGAACCACCTAAAACAACATTCGCATATGGTCCGGTGTTGTTATATGCACCATAAAAATATTGCCATGCCATTATACACCACCAGCCAAATCGTTCTCAGTGCTTCCACTATTTGTACGGATGTATGAACCGCCGTCAACACTACCACCAAAAATATTAATATTACCTGTTGCGATGTTTCTACCATCTGTCATATGACCATCGAAAATCGTATCACCCGTTTGTGTCCAAGCTCCACTGTTCTTTAAGTTTGTTAACAAGATAGATAAATCACCATACATTTTACCAATTTTAGAATCTTGATTATCAATATATTGATTGATCGTGTTATTTACATATTGCGTTAACTCCGGTTTTAATTCTTCCCATGATTCATTAAATTGATTGATTGTTGTTTGTTTCGTCAACTCAATAACTTGAGGTTTTAATTCTTCCCATTTCTCATTGAATTGATTGATTGTTGTTTGTTTCGTCAACTCAATAACTTGAGGCTTTAACTCAGCCCAGTGTTTATCAAATTCACTTTTAGACAGTTCAATGCAATATTTAATCATTTCCTCGATGTTTTTATTCCATTTTTTAACAACATCGTTAACAGCCTTAACCAGCCAACCAATATGACCTTGTAAATAATTTAAACATTGGTAAATATTCATACCCGTATTAAATTCACTCACATAGTTTTGAGCTAAATTTTTACCGCTTAACTTTACCTCGTCAAACTTAGGCAAAAAATTATCAATATCTATTTTTATTTCTTGATTTTGTTCAAATTGTTCTTTAATTGTTTGACTTGCTGATTGTTTCTTTTTAGCTTTTCTTAACATGATCTCACCACCTTCAAATACATACTAATACAAAATAAATAAAAATAAAAGAAAAAGAGTTAAATTAATAACTCTTTTTCCTAAATTACAATTCGCCTGTATAGAAAGGAGGGCGTCATGTCCTACTCATGACACTTGTATTATAACATAACTAAACGTTATATACAACCTTAATATCACATGTTACATTGGAAATTGTATCTTTAATCGTTACAGTGGCTAATCCTTCAGCGTCAATAGCCTCTAAACCTTCAATCTTAACGTGTTTCAAATCGCTTTCGATTGTTGCCTTGACATTATCCTCAACACTAGATGTAGCCGTTAAGGTGTACTTAGCATTTAAGCCGCTTGTTTGCACTGTAAACGGTACGGTAATAGTCGCACCTTTACGAACTTCCACGACTTGTGGATTTGAGTAAATAGCTGTAACTTTTTCCTCAACATTACCGGATACGAACGCAATCGCGTTTGCAAATCGACTTGTTGCGATACCTTCCCAGTGGTGCAAGAAATAATTCCAGTATAAACCTTTAGCATTATAAGCTACACCTACACTATATTTTTGGTCAAATACTCTATAAATTTCTGAGTCGCATACAATAGCTTCGATAGTTCCCTGTGCCGTACTTGGTAAAGTTGGCAATATTAATACATGTGTTTTAAATTGAGCGAACTCTAATTGGAATGTCTGAGCTAACCAATCAATGTTTAAATAACTATTGGTTTTACCGTTCAAAATGACATAGATATCATCATATTCATTTTGTTTAGTAACTGCCATAGCGTTATACTCGTTTGTTGGTTCAGTCAAATAAGATACGTATTCTGTAATTTTACGAGCTAGTTCTTTAGCTGTTTCCGTATCTGTTACAGCGTTCGTATTTACAATTTTCATGTGTCCGTTTTCGTAGTGAGTAACTAAAGCGGATTTCATGTAATTATAATCGTCTTTATTGTCACCATTATACATAGATTCAACAATACGAGCAATCAAACTATTTACACCATCCCATGTAACGAAATATTTTCGTAGATCATCGTCTGTAATAGTTGCTGGATAGTATGACTTTCTGTTTACTACGTAGAAAGCTGTTTTAATATCCGGTAAACTTCTCTTAAATAAAGTGTTTTCCGCGTCGGCTTGGTTATACTCGTGTTCTTTGGCACACTCAACAAAATATTCTTCCATAGTATAGCCTAGTGGCATGTTTTCCATTTTAAACGGAGCTAATTTGTTTGTTAAAATATTGCGGTGCGCAATCACTTTACCAATACGTGTAGCTAAATTCATAAACTCAACGCCTAGAGTGTCCGGATATTGTAATAAACCATTCATAAATTCTAAAGAACTTGTTTCGTTTGGGTCACCAATCGTACTCCTAAAGTTACTAGAACTCATTGCATACATTGCACTCGCGACTTCTTGACCTGTAGGTTCATGGTCCATTCCTAAATCATTTTGTAACGTTTTAGTTACGTCTTTTCCTGTTGTTTTTGACATCTAAATCACCTCTTTTATTAAATCCCTAATTTTCTTAAATCCATTGGCGCTTCATGTTTTGGCTTTTCTCCATTCGATTTTTCAACGCCAATTTGCATAAATAGTTTAGAGTTTGCTTCTGTTAAAGAAGTATTCTTTTCAACTAATTTTGTGTTTTCGGCTTTCAAATTGTCTAATTCTGTATAAGTTTTTTCAACTTCCGCTCGCATGTCATTCAGCATAGTTGAGCGTTCTGCTTGATCTTCAACCGTTAACACTTCAGTAAACTTGTTTCTAAGTTCATCACGTTCCATTTTTACACATCCCTTCTATTTACTAATATATTCTATTAATATTGTAAAGTCAACAAAAATAAAACCCTCTTTTATGAGGGTTTCATAAATATAGGTTGTAAAGTTTAAAGTGTTACCAGCTAGATTACTATTCCTATATATGTTGTTAGCACGTTTCACCGCGAGTAAACCTAACATACATGTCTGATTTCCGTTCTTTATTCCTTACGTTTATATATTAGCATGTTATTTACTTTTTGCCAAATCTTCTTTAACTTTATCTTTAACATATTGACTAAACTTTTTCTTTTTCAATAAATCTTCAATGTAGTCAACGACTTCAACTTCATTTTTATTGACGCAAACACAATATTTATTAACATGATCTCGATACCATTTATTTCTATTTTCTTTCGATTTTTCACTCAACATTATCAACACATCCTTTTTCATCATCTTCTTTTTCATCATGCCATACTAACGGCATGCCTAATATATAAGTGTGTACAAAGTCACTCGTTTCATGGTTTACAATGCTCCAGCCTTCTTTTAAATATTCATTTAGTGATTCAATATCTTTTCGATAGGCGCTATAATCATAATCCTTTATACTTCTTACAACCACCACTTTATTTTTGAGTGGTGGATTTCCGAACATAATTTCGTTAAATTCTTTTAGAGTCTTATCACACTTTTTAAATATTGCGTTATCATGATGATAAACTTCATAACTCAAACTATCTAGTTCTTTATTCAAATATTTATAATTATCAATTAATGACTCATATTTACAATATATAATCAAACAAAAAACTGATAACACAATAATACACATTAATATCATTAAAAACATAAAATCCATTTTTCTACTCCTTTATAATCCAAATAATCATTAATACCATTCCTATAATATATACAACAAATAGAAATGTTACACTTAAACAGCAAAATGCCATAAATAAATAATACAATATATTCGTTAAAACACCTATCACTTTATCACCTTCCTATCTACTTTTAATACTGAATTGTCTATCGACTAATACAATACCGCCAGGTACATGTGTTTTCTTTAGGCAATCATTAATCACATTTCCAACTCTGAAATTATCATATGTTACATTCTGTTTAGCCCTTTGTGTCATACCGGCGCACTTTACGTTCAAATAATAACAAACACCTTGGCGGATGTAATATAAATTATCTTTGCAATCGTTTTCATTAATAAACTCCTGTTGGTGCTCCACGTATTCCTTATAACTTATTTCAATTTCTTCAACATAGGACTTAGCCCCAATAAAATAAGATCGTGTAAACACTGATTCTAAACCCCAATAACCTAATTCCTTATCGTCAATAATATCTTTAATAGCGTCCGGAACTTGTGTTCCCACTAGATGTATTGAATCCGTATCAATATATGCTACTCTATGGATACCTACCTTTTGTGCTGTGCTTATCGTATATTTACGTGCGTAGGCTGTTACAAATTCTCCGTAAGGTAAATAAATAGGATCTCTAAATTGTTCGTCAATGACCTCTTTAACTTCTCCATCTTCAAACGTTGTATACATAGGGTCATGTAAACGTAAAACTCCATCATCTTTATCAATAAATGGAATTTTAGGAGTGACATTTGGATTCGTTGCGAACTTGCCATAAACTGAATTTAATTGTCGCTTGGCAATAAAGCGTTGTGCACCTTTAGAATTCTTTTTAACTTCCATTTGCTCATCAATAAACTGCCTTGCAATACCAACGCAACCCCTAAATTTATATCCATTAATGAAATCAACATCATAAATATCATATTGTTCATTAAATAACTCCCAATCAACACTTGTGACAGTCATTCTCACAATGTCACCGTTTGAGCTGTCAACATATTTTTTACTCCCAAAAAATCGACTAAACTTATCTAAACTGATACAAGGTATATGATCTTTCTTAATATCAAAGGCAAAACTCACAACACCAACCCACAAGGGGTATTCATCATCCTGTTGATATTCACCTTCAAAATAGATGGGTGTATCATACGGTAATAATTCATAATACATACGGCTAGGGAATAACGAGTTTACGTCAAATACTATCCCTTGCCCTATCTCTTTTTCTTTGAGTTCCGGGTTTGCCCACACGAAACCACCACTGTAAGCCGGTCTTAAATCAGTATCAACACTCATTTCTAAAGGTGGGAATATCTTTTCAAAACTCATAGGTAGTGTTTTCTTGAAAGCCTCAAAACTACAGCTTGTAGCTGTCATTTTATTGAATCCTAGCTTAAAACATTCATTCAATGCCATACCTTCAATATCAATATCATTAAATAAATAATCTACTTCATGTGGTGTGAGCTCGTGTCCTACCTCACGTTTAGCCTTATAATCTAATTTCAATTTACGTATTGGTAAATTAAAATCATGTGCAATTTTTTCAATTGAAAAAGGTATCAGTTTGAAACTATCCCATATGGTTGTTTTTGTTGATCTATAAATTGAATATTTCCACCATATTTCAATCGAATACCATAACCCTGTATTCGATATAATTGTTTTAAAACATCCAGTTTTAGGTTTGTCCGAATATTCATAACCATTTGATAATAACCAACTTACAATAAATTCACCATCAAAAGCAAGGTTATGGAAGTATAATTTTCGTGTTTTCTGTTGACACCACTCAAAAAAACCATATATACCATTCCCATATTCTTTAATACTTGAATCGCTTACCAGGCTAGCACCCCATGCCCAAACTCTACAGTCTAAAGGGTCGGTTGTAGTTTCAAAGTCACACGCCCAAATCTCCTTGGGCTCTTTTTTCTTTGCCATACTACAACCCCCTTTACATTATTTATACTTAACCATACCGTCACTAACATAGGCACGTCCGGTAAATACAGCTAAACTATCTCTTACATCGCTTAAATCTTCTCTTATTGCTTTACTTAATTGCTCATTCACAAATTTTTGATTTTCTGTGTATTCACGGCTTAAATCCAAATATTTAAAAGTATTTATCGCTTTTCGTTCTTGATACAACCACTTCAATAATTCTTTATCTGATAATAATCTCATATCTTTTAAAATTTGTTTTCCTTCTTCCTCTGTTATATTGTGCCCTCGTATTTGTTTTTCTATAGCTGTTTTATAATTCTCTCGAAACGTGGTAATTTTCTTATTTTTCTTTTTTGTGTTTTCCTTTAGGCTTTCAATTCTATTTTTCAATTGTTTAGGATATCTATAAGATTGTATATTAACATGATGAACAGACTCGAAAAAACCGCCTCTATCATCTTTTAATACTGATAAAGCCTGCCGAACCGAAATATTTGTTGATATGCCGCCTTTTGTTTCTTTCAATTTATTTAAACCGACACTACGAACTAGCTTTTTTCTTTGCTTGTTCTGTTTATCCACTAACTTATTAGCCTGTTCGATGTCGTTACGGTTAAATACGACACCATACCGATTTTTTATGTATCTATTTTCTTTATTAAATTTTTCAATTGATTTTAAATATTTGTTGAATTCCTTACGATCGTTAAAATCTTTTATTGTTCGTATATCTGTAAATACAACATCTTGCCCCATGTTTTGCGCCTTTGTTGCGGTTCGTTTTGCACTTGCTATAGCATTTCTTAGACGCTTAACATCTTTCGTGCTTTTTCGCATTTTAGCCATTTTAAACACCCCCTTTTAAGTCAAAAAAATAAAAGGGTGTTTGGCTAACACCCTTATTTTATTAGGCTATTTTACAGCCATACTTAAATATTTATTTGAGCTTGAGTTTGATTTTTTCTGAATGATTGTCACACATACCGGTTGTTTTGTCCAATCATAGTTAAATACTTGTTTAAGTTGCTTTAATGATTGTAAGAAAGGTTTACTATTTGTAGCATATGCCTTACCTTCTTTATCAATTACTGTGATTAATTTTGAACAAATAATTTCACCTGTTTTTTCATTTTCCTTTTCTACATCTTGCACAATGTAACCAGTTAAATACAAATCCTTACCTACTTGGTCACTTAAACCTTCCGCATTATTTACCGCGTTGAATAAATTAACACGTTGCTCATGAGTCATGTCCTCAGTCACAACTAAACCTGTATTTTCCGTTGCCATTACTTCATTTCCTAAATTTTCCATTTTAATATTCTCCTTTTAATTTTAACTGTTGCTTTTTCAATTAATTTATTTCAAGTTGTTTAATATTGTAACCAGCATAACAATTTACAACCTATACGCTTTTTAGTGAAGACATAACACTTTAATATCTTACATGACACACCTCCATTAACTCATCATATTTCATATTTATTAATACAAACCACATAACTAACATTACAATTGAGATTATAATGAAATTTATGTATCTGTTTGATACCTTATAGTATTTAAAATTACCTTTGCAATGTTGGTAAATTTGATACACAGATAATACTACACAGATAAACCAACTTGCAAGTATTAAATTATTGTAAATACTCATAGCCTCTACGCTCGTTTTCTTTAATCATATCCTCAAGTGATACAGTACCTTGTAAAACCTTACGTTTAAACATTGTTATAGTGTTATACCGAAACGAATAACTAGCTATTACACTCTTTGAATTTAATTTACGAATATCCATTCTAATTAAATGTCTACGCTGATATACTAGATGAAAACCAAGCTTATAATCACATAAATACGTCTCTATAATATCAACAATTTTGTTGATATTATCCATTGTCATATCACTTGGATTATGTGAATGTTTATAAATTATACTCATCTGTGAAACTCCTTAAATAGTTAGTAAATTTATTAGCATATAATAATAATAAATCAAGACAAACATCTTTATCAATAAAGAATCTTGTGTGGCAATATCCATAATTAAATCAATCATTGTAATATAACCATTAACCAACGATTTTAACTCTGTAGTTAATCCATACGGCTTTGACCACTTAATAAAATCTCTAGTAGACGTATAAATTGACAGTATTGTACAATAATATTCTTCTTCTCTAGTCATTTAATCACCATCCTAACATTATAAGAAAATAAATTCACCACTAGCATACTTAAGTAATTCATCTGATAGATCAGTAAACTGTAAAACTAAATAATTAAAATCGCTAACTGTTACATCCTCGTCTTTTAATGCATTCAATAAAATAATATTCATTGACTTAATATAATTAACGACTAACTCTTTTTTTAAATTCATCTACATCCACAACTTTAATAGTATCTATAGCATTATTGTAAATATTTAATAGCGTACTATCGTATACTTCTTTTAATGTCATTTTCTTAAACCCTCCTTCTTTGTACCCTAATTATAGCACACCTATTCTAGAATACAAGTGTTTTTATAATTTCACATAATTCACAACTATCCCGTGTGGGTCATTGTTT